TTATTGGTACTATCATTGGTGCCTGCTTTAGTGTAAATGTCTATAAAGGCAAGAGCAATAAGGCAGAGGAAAAAGTAAAAGCGTATGAAGAGTATTATAAATGCACGGAAACGCTTTTAGACTCTCTCGATGGAACACGCGGTCTTGACCTCATGGATACAGACCTTGAGACAGATTATGGTGCAGATTACTTGGAAGCAAAATCTAAGGTAGATGAACTAATTGTAAAGTAGAATGATGGAAGAAGGTATTGATGTTACGGGTATACCTGGTCCAAATCCAATGCTAGGATGTGGTTGGTATTATACTCATTGTATTATGTTTAAAAGCAGAAAATCATGGTAATAAAGTATGAAATTACAACCGACATCTGGTACTCATAAGTATAAACCAGGACAATTGATTACAATTTGTAAGAATATATTTAGAATTGTAAAAAATACATCTTGTTTTACAGATTGTTACATGTGTGATTTAAATTTTCATGAACAAAAAGACTGGTGTGAGTATTGTCTTTATAACTTACATTGGTGTTATTTTAAATTAATTAAAAAACATAAGGGTTGAGTTGCATCAACCCTAAGTGTTTAATGTAGCCGTAGGGAGTCCAAAGCCTCCAAAGGGAAACCGAATTACAGATGGAACACAAAACTCAAGTATAGGTGAGAAGTAGTCCTATACAAGTAAATAATGTTTAATTATCGAAATTATGAACATTTTAGAGAAATTGCTGGGTAATAATTACCCAAAACTTGGATCAGCAGTTTGCGCTGACGGTAACAGAACAATCGTAACAGTGTCTCGTACATTGTCTCCAGATCATGTTGATTTGGACTCTCCGACGTATGTAGAGACCAAGTTCAAGAAACACATTCCAATCTTGACATCTATTGACGTTGAACTGGACGCCGTAACAGAGGAACAGACCATCAAAGTAACAGTCGAAGTTGATGGTAAATTCAACAGCATTGATGACTTGAGACATCTTGCATTTATCGCTAGAAGAATTAGTAAGGTCGCAGAAGACAGACTTAGTGAGCCTAATGTAATTAAGGCTATTGGTCTGGATTGTAAATCATTCATTTGTACAGACAATGAATCAGAAGAAGCACAAGCAGACGCATAACCAGGCGGTTAAGCCACAGTCAGCAAAAGGGAAACCTGATGCTGAATACCTTAACTACAAGGTAGTTGCCAAGGAGGGAGGATCTACAATGATCCTCTCTTCTGGATTAAGTAAAGTCAATGCCAAATCTTTGGAAAATACTTTGAATAGTTATATTAACAATAAACATTCAAATGTTCCAGGAGCTGGCAAGACAAGTGTTAAATTCTTAACAATTCATTGATCTTATGTTGAATGTTACTATTCAGAATGACGGAAAAATCAAGTTTCAGTCAGAGTGTTCAAGCACAAAAGAGATGAGGCATAATGTTAACTTGCTGTTAGCAGTTGTATCATCTATGGAGATGGAAGAAGCAGCAGCCAAAAAAGAGGCTAATGGCATTCCAGTACAAACTACTTATTACTTATACTTAGACAAAGTAGAAGATAATAAGAAGTTGAGTACAGTAATAACGCTGGTGCAGCAGTTAAATATGTCTATAAAAAAAGCAAAGGCTATTGTAGATACAGCTGCTGATGATAAACATGACATACTGTTGTACCAGTCTCCTGATGAAAGCTTTATTAACACTATGAAGGATACTCTTGAATCCGCAGGATGTATTTGTAGAATCACTAACGGTTTTTAACATGGCTGTAAAATTATACGAGAAGCCAGATCACAGTCCTGGCCCATTAATAGCGATAGTCGTGATAATAATATTGTTACTCATGACATCAAAGTGTCAGGCGCAGCAAAAAGCTGCAATCGACACAATGGTTTGTAAGGTTGAATGTATTAAGCAAATAGTACAGAAACCTAGTGTTAACGGTAAAACCGTTAAGTATATGGCTGTATATGTTGATAAATCAGCAGGATTCTCAGAGATTATTCCAATCTCAAAGAGTGTTGTTGATTATATTAGCACATGTAAGCAATTCTCTATTGAGCCTACACTTGGCATTAGGTTAAGAAATGGTGTAATTACATCAATTGTTCGATACAAAATCAAATTTGTACACAAATGAAGTTTAGTAAAGGAGATGTAGTACAAAGAGCTTTGCCAAGCGAATTAATGGTAGATGGCTTGATGATAGTCATCGCTAGAGCTAGAAGTAAATGTACAGCTGTTAGAGATGTATCAACTGGAAAATGTTATATATACAATTCGAGTAGCTTGAGAATGGTAGGAAAAACAACAAAGGTTATGATTAGCGAAAGTGATATGAATAAAATCGACGTTATGAAAGGCATTGGTTCATTCTATCATATCGTATCACCTGTATATGATAAACTGTATGCTAATCCAACAAAATTTGTATGTTTTGTATCAATCCAAAAGAACTGTACTGTACGTAGAACATTTCATCTTGGGAAAGTATCTAGAGTACTTCGAAAAGTTGACGAAATTCGTAAAGGGTACGAAATGGTTCCAGTTAAGCAACCAATGTACAAGTTACAATTAATTGGTGAACTATGAGTAAAAGTCTTAGTCCTGGCAGAATCTACAAAATAAATGGCATTGTTGTTAGGGCTAAACGTCAATACAATTGCAATGGGTGTATCTTTAACAATCCTTTCTCTTGTCCAAGAGTAAACGATTTAAAGAATTTAAACGAAGAATCACCATCATGCATTGAAGACGGAATAATTTTTATTAGTCCTTAATTATGGCAAAACGTAGAAAAAATGGACAAATGTCTGACGAAGAATTAGAAGTTAGACGTCATCATGCTTCATTGCGTAGACTTAAATCGCACTGTAGCAATTCAAATGTAGTTTTAAAGAACTACGAATCTGCAAATCCTGATGATATGTGTGTATTATCATTAGAAGATGTAGATTTGGGATCAAGGAAGAGTTATTTAACAACAGATAACGATTCGTGGTTTGTTAGTGAAGACGACTATGATGAGATATCACAAATAGCATTATATCTATGAAAAGAGAATATGAAGAACTATTCGTAGCAATAGTGTTAATAATTATTTCAGCGTTCCCGTTGTTTGATATACTATCCAACATAGATAGCACAATTAATGTCAGCGCTTTTTCGCTAGCAATAATAGTTATTATGTTGATAGTAATTTTGTTCTCCAGTCTCATATATTTTATATCTTACTGGACGGAAAAATTTAACTAAGTTGCATTTCAAGGGGGCGGGTTATACCGTCCCCGAGATTTATTAGGTTAAAGGCCTACATAACAGTTCAAGTCTGTATAAAATCACGCATTATAGCACCCTGGGGAGAGTTTGGCAGCATCTAAGAAAGGGGTAAAAACAAGACGAAAAACTGCCATTTGGACTTGTAGCTCAGCAGGTTAGAGCAACAGACTCATAATCTGGAGGTCCTAGGTTCAAACCCTAGCTGGTCCACAATTTACAATTATTAGGAGAGTAAGAGGAGATATGATTCATACTGGTGTTCATGTCGTTGGTGGTGGAGTATGGTCAAAAGCCAGGGCCATACAAGAATATTCTCTCCTAATTCGATACATTAGCTCAGTTGGTAGAGCAATAGATTTTTAATCTATGGGTCATGGGTTCGAGTCCTATATGTATCACAATAGATGATTCCGTGAATCTTTAAAACCCGGATAGTTAACATTTGTTAAATCTCTAATAAATTATCAAAATGAAGAGATTATTCGAAAAGCTTAGCATGTGCTTAATCATGCTTATTGTAGCTGCCACAGTGTCATCATGTGACTATGTGAAGCAGACAAAGAGTGAGATCAAACACGATGACTCACTCATGGTGTCAAAAATGATGCAGGATATTGATAATCCTACATTTACCGGCTGTTCTGACGTTATAGAGTTTCAGAGATCAGAAGGTCAATGGAGGCATCAGGACTCAGTGTTCTTCAGCATACCTGAAAAGGTTATGCGTGATGTGGTATCAGTCTTAGAAAAATCTGGGAAACCATTGACTAAGATGAGTATATCGAACGAGTTCGAGATGAACAAGCATGTATATTTGAATCTTCCTGATAAACAGGATCAATACAGTGCGGCCGCTCCTCCTGATATCCCCAACGTGGAAATGGTTGACACCATTATCGACGGTAAGCATGTGCAGATCGTGCAGTCCTCGAGTACTAATATAACGACAAAGGAGGATTAGCTATGAAGCAGTACATTATTATTTCTTGTGACGGTGCTAATTTGAGTGCATCAGAAGTTATGGCAATAGCTTCACAGCTGAACACAGTTAAGCCCGACGTTAAAGATGTGCATGCAGTCACAATGGATGAAACGGAAGTTAATTCCATTATTATCGGCCATGCAGAAGCTAAGAATGCTACAGAACTCTCTGTTGTAGAATCTGCATGCATCTATGTGAAAAAAAGATTCGGCAAGTTTTTCTGCTCCAAGATGAAGCTGTTACTTGCATTGTCAGAGGCTATAAATAATGAGCCTGACAATGAATCTCTTACAAATGCTATCAGAGTTATGTCTGGTGGTGTAAGTAAGAGAATGTGTGATTCTTACGGTATTTCTACCGATGTTATTTATGTATTTAAAACAGTTCAAGATAACATGTAATTATGTGCAGAACACAACATAATACTAAGAAAGTGTATCATCAACGTCATGCAGAAGCCAAAGCAAAGGCGTATAAGCGTGACAAGTTTAAAAACAAGCTAAATCCTTTAGACTATGTGGAAGATCCCAGTGTATACGATCAAGGGTAAGGTAAAGGGTAAGAATACAAAAACATTAGTATTCGAATCCAAATACCCTACCGAGAATCAGGCTAAAGATGCCAGATTCGCACTCATTCATTTGGCTAACTGCTCTCACAAAGCTCCATGCGATATCACCATTAACAACAATGGCGCAGTATTCGTTAAGAATCCATCCTGGAGTGTGGGAGAGGTAACAATATGTTAATTAATTTTATTTACAAACATTTAAAACATTATCAAAATGGCAAAAGCAGAAACAAAAGGTGCTGCTAAAGAGCAGCAGAATGTGTCAGCAGACAACGTAGTAGAGAAGTTGATGAAGGGTAACCTCGTCACAGACATCGCAGACAAGGCGGCAGAAGAAATCCGCCAGGACGAGGAGAAGCGTAAGATCTCCCAGGTCAAAGAAATCGTCAAGTGTGCTGACTTCCTTAGAATCAAGGAACTTCTCAATGTCCGTAAGGACCGTGCGAAGGCAAAGATCACTCTCGACATTCTGAAGAAGCGTACAGAATTGTTGGCTCGTCTTCTGGGTAAACAGGAGGATGGTACCGCCGTTCCTGACGATCAGAAGATTACGCCAAATCAGTTCCGTGAACTTTCGCAGAAGATCGATGAGGATCAGCGTAAGCAGATGAACGATCTGAACGATGAGTACGAAAAGCACGACGGTGAGTTGCGCAACAAGTATCCTAATAGCTATTATTATGCTAATTATCAGTTCAATCGTTTATAATTCTTCTTCTAGTACAAGTATCTTCGTATCACGTACATAAATTCCCAGGTACCAATAGGTTTTGTAAAACGACGGTGGAGGAATCTTAGAATGAATTAACATTCTCATCAAGTATCTTCGTATCACGATGAGAGGAAGAGATGTGAACCCACACAGTAAATTGGGACAGTAGATCAAACAATATGTTTTGTGCGTATCATTGTATCGGGGAGATTTAGGTAAAGAAGATATGTATTTACCAGAACCCTGCAAAATGTATCAAAAATGCTGAATATAGCCCTCTAAGTATCTTCGTATCATGAGGATTCCTATATATTTTTAGCCATGTTTTAAGCGCTCTGAGGCAGAGTATGTCACCAAGTGGAGTAATTAACCACGAGTGCCGCAAAAATGTCTTAGAGCGCACCTAAAACGGCTTAAATCGAATGTTCTGACTGATCATCGGAACATTTACAAGAATGTACAGTGTGTATGAAATAATCTGTTTGGACAGGGGTTCGACTCCCCTCACGTCCACGCCTCCCTCAGGGGTGTTCGATCTGAACATCAACCCAGACATGTTGTAAAACTGTCTAATGCTGGCGTGTGACAGAGCACATTTTCGTTCGCGAAAACGTGGGCAACCTAGGCATGTTGTAAAACTGCCTACACGGGCGTGTTTGGTTTTGACAGACAGAGGAGATAAATACATTAAGCACTATACTATAAATTAAACGACAATGTAAATAACATTGTAGACTATACTAACGTAGCGTAAGTTTAGTCTAGGTGTTTCCTACCAAAGTGGAGAGAAGGCTGAAGCTGGTAGCGCGTAGGTTCATTTGAGTTTACGAACTGGGTTCGACCCCCTGGGCCTTCCTATTAGTTATGACAAAGGGATATAAAGCGATGATAAAGGACAGGTGTCCTTATGTCGTCAACCTCGCATTTAAATGGTGTACAGAGTTTGGTAGATTATCTAATATAGGTAAG